CCGTATCCCATACCATTACCTCCGCCCATGCCGCCATTATTGGCCATGCGAGGCTGTACAGGACGATTCTGCGATGGCACACTGTCAGACACATAGCTGTCTGTATCATCCTCAGTGTCACTATACTCGGATCCTTCACGGCTATCAGCACCGCTTGACCTTGACAGCACATCGCTGGAGACCTTGCGCTTATTAATTAGGCTTTCTATGCCACCAAAACCCTGCTGACCTGAGGGCATGGAGGAGGCACCGAAGTTACGCGGTTGCTGGGATGAAAACCCATCTGGTATCTGGAAGGGACGGGTACTATCATTGGCACCAATCTCAAGTATGTCATCCTCATCATCATGACGAAGCAGAATAGAGGGACCCTGCATTATCTCTTATACACCCTTGGTATAATTACCTTTATATCTTAAACGCGTAGCGTATACATGAAGACCCCTACTATTCCACTCCATAGTGTGTACTTATTTACATGGAACATAAATCGTGATATGATAAACACTGTAGACAGTAACCAATATAATGAAGAAGAAATAGTAGACTCGTATGCCGAGTAAAAAGCATATACATAATTTAGACCAAGAGCACCGCCATATATAAGATGCCATTCACCAGATGTTAGAATACTTTTGCGCACCATTGTCATAAGGAATGCAGCCAGTTGGATAGGGAATAGTACAGCAAAGGGACGATTCATGTTATTTATGAAAAGAATGTTCATTGTTGCCAAAACTTGGCTAATGCTGTAGTACATGTTGGTTATACGGATAACGAAGGGTGGGGTATTCTCTGGAAATGGCATAGAACGCATGGTTGTTTCGCCTGGTAAGAGCAAATCATGCTTCTTGTAGTAAGATGTAACCATATCTGCTGCTACCAATGTTGCTAATACAATCAGACCACGGATATAATGAAAATAGGTAACTTCAAGATTGGCATTCAACCAGAAACACATCATTGCCAGTAGCGATCTATAAGCAAAGATGATGCTATGAAGCCTAAATTCTGGCCATATCATGGGTAGTTTGCGTATACGATTGCTTGGTATCGTGAATACTAAGGATGTTCCACTCAGCATCATGTGTAACATAATTAGAGATAGTGTATGAGGCGCATATGCATTAAAGCCAAGAGTATGGTTAGTGGATATAAATGCATAGCACATACGGTATATGAAATGGATAAGTGAAGAAGCACCCAATATCTTGTGGATATGGAATGGATCCTCATGACCAATTAGCCTGCGAATATTTGTTACACGCATGGTATCCTATATTTAATAGATTGGAGCACCTTGTATAAAAATAATGATTTATCTTTAAACGATGTATGGAATAGCATATAGTATGATGTAGAGATTACATGTGGATAGTAAAGGCTCCCATTGGCACCATGTTCTTTCTTGCCCAACTAATAGCCTGGAGGCAGCAGTCAGCAAGGTCATCACCCTTACGGTGGCATCCAAAATGGTGTCGTATGTGCTCATCATGAGCTATGTAGTACTTACATAGCTGTACAGCAAGCCATTTATTTGTCTGATAGGGCTTGCTATATTGTGGTGCCTGCTTGCGCAGGGTCTCGGCGTATTCTCCATGCCCCTGAAGTTTGAGAGAGGCATGTATCATATGTACAGAGGCAACATTGCCTTCCCAATGCCTGCGGAGCATAAAGTAGTTATAAATAGCCATCTGGATGGACTTCATCGTCCCATTTAGACGAGATGGTTGGTTCTCAATAAGCACATGATCAATGTGCTCCACCTGATACTTAGTATGAAGGCTCTCTATGAGCTCATCCAGATGGGCATAGAGTCTCAATGTAAGCTCTTCTATGGAGGGCCGCTTCTTCTCATCATGCTCTTGGAGATGTATAATGTCCCAGAACAAGATTTCTGTGAGCGGAGCCTGTGTGTTGCTGTCATACACATGGCCTGTGCGCAACGAGCAACACGCCAGATTCTTGATGCCTATATCAAACGAGAATATTACTGGCATCAAGCCTCCTACTATAAGCACTTACAAATACATATACAAATAGAAATACAGGAATAGCGAATACTATGCTATGCTATAACAATATACTATATGGCTAAGTGTTTATATACATACCAGTAATCGTAAGTATGATAATACAAACATTTCAAAAAATATATATGAGTATATTGACCATAATTAATCTTGCTCCCTTAGTCACTATATTATCTATGATGAGGGTAAGATAGATATAGCATCTGGTAGTGACTCACTTGGCTTTTTAATTCTCCATACTACTTCATCCAGTTCACGCACCACGTTTCTTTCTATACAAAATTCATCAACTGCTTTTATAACACCACTCCAATAGAGGGTATAGTCATCACCTAACATTATTCCATTATTGTTAAGAATATTCCAATATTGTTTCATATCATTTTTAACAGCACCATATTCATGTGCTGCATCTACATAGATAATGTCTGCATGAATATTGTGATATGTCAGAACCTCACATGCCTCATTAGAGGATATAGGGAATGGGATAATTACATCTTGATGACCTTTCTCTATAACATTCCGAAGAAACGTATAATATACCTGTGGATAACCATTCTTACAAAGCAGGGATATACCACGGGTAGGGTCATCTAATCCCCATGTCCAGAATTCAGGAGCTCCCAGCCATGTGTCTATACATAGGATACGAACTTCTATGTTACATTCTTTGGCTATTCGTGCCATACTTGTTGCGGATAGACCTTTCCATGAACCCACCTCTATAATAATAAGAGGGCGTTTTAGCTGTTCATACAGAGTCTGTAAGCTGTTCCTAAAAACACGTTCAAACGAACCACACATCCAGCCATCTAAATCAGGAGGAAATGTATTTATAAACGTAGAGTCTATATATGCAGTATTTTGTAACCTACTCAGAAAATCCATGATATAAAGATACTAATCTCAAAATCCCTTAAATCATTGATGGGCGAGATGAGAGCCCTCGCTTCTTTTTCATGTTTGCCCAGACACCCTTCTGGAGCTGCTGTATAATTGTGGTGCTGTAAGTACGGATATTGTTCTTCAGTATAATCTTCGCAATATAGCTCCAGAAATCATCAAGCTTGTACATGGTATTGTTCTCAGCAATATTACGACACTGTTTTGCTAACCAAATATACTGGTTTGCTAATACCTCTGTACGGTCTGTGGTGCCCTGTGGGGATGGACATACGAGACTCTGGTTAATAAGGGACAATACCTGTTGCTGGATAGCAGGGTTAGACATAGCCTCATTTGGTATGAGGTCAAGCAGGGGCTCAAAGAGCGTGAAATTGTAATCAGGACAGAGCAGGAGCCGATCTGTTCTGTCCAGGAACACAGCGTTGTTGTCTATGATGAGTAGCTGGTTGTCTACGATGTACTTCTGCTCCTGCCGTGTAAGAGACCGCTCGCCTCGTTTTCCCAGAGCACGCATGATGCGTGGAAGGATTTTTTGAAGGGACTTACGATGATTTCCGGCACCATCTACAACACAGTCAGGGCGTGTAAAAAGCGGGCGCCTAAACTGGATGCCATGCTGCTTCTCTATCCAGGATATCTCCTGCTGTGCCCAGTCCTTCTGGCTCGCCGTGTAGACAAAGAAGTGGACATTCGGGTAGAACTTCTTCATAGCAATCATGAACTGTGCGAGTCCCGGCCGCACCAGGTGCTGGTCTTGTGAATAGGCGTGTGAGCACGTGGACACGCTTGGCACCTTGTACCCCATCTTTCGCAGCATTGTTAGAAGACTATACTGCTGTGATTGATAAGAGCAGTTTCCAATCATGGTTCCATCTATGTCTATAACAAAGACATAAGGCAGGTTTGCTCCCATACTCTATACAAGGGCTACGAAATTCTTACGGCTCATGCTGTGGGGGAGGGCTGTACACACTTAACCCGTATCTCCCGGAGCTCTTTAGAGAGCTTGTCATAGGTAGTGGTAAGCTTATACAGGAGCCATATCAGCAGAAGGATGACGAACACAGTGATAAGGTTCATGAGGGTACTATCTACATAAGGGCAAGACGTTTTGATACATGTGGAAGGATAAATAACTTTCTGGCTCCTTTGTGGGAGTCATGGATGGCTCCCTGATAATTTCATCGGTGAGTTATTTATATGGAACTAACAAATTAATTGAGAATTATACGATAATTTTATAATTATTTTGTATTAAATAAAGTCTTGTATGGTGTATAAATATTATGTAACCCATTATTAACGAGGGGATGGCTAAAAAACAGACTACAACAAGGTCTAATCCCCGCAAGGGAAACAAGAGTAAAAAGCGGAAAGATAAGGGTCTTAGCACGATTGACATTATCTTCAGGATTCTCATAGC